ATAGTAATGAAGTAACTATTACTACATGGCAATCTGTTTTTAGAATGGAAAAATCATTCTTTAAAGATTATGATGTAATCATAGGTGATGAAGCACATCTATTTAAAAGTAAGTCATTGGTTAATATAATGACTAAGTTAGAACATGCTAAGTATAGATTTGGTTTTACTGGTACATTAGATGGCACACAAACCCATAAGTGGGTGCTAGAGGGATTGTTTGGTCCATCATACAAGGTAACTAAAACAGAAGAACTAATGAAGCAAGGACATCTATCTCAGTTAGATATTCAGTGTTTAGTTCTTAAACATCCTGCTAAGAAATTTGAAACATATGAGGATGAGATACAGTATTTAATTACTCATGATCAAAGAAATAAATTTATTACTAATTTAGCATTAGATCTTAAAGGCAATACTCTCATCTTATACAGTAGGGTAGAAACTCATGGTGCGATACTTTATGAAAAGATAAATAATATTACCAACATTGATCGTAAAGTATTCTTTGTTCATGGTGGAGTTGATGCTGAACAAAGAGAATCAATTAGGGAGATTACAGAAAATGAAAGGAATGCAATTATTGTTGCCAGTTATGGCACTTTCAGTACTGGCATTAACATCAAGCGGTTGCACAACGTCATCTTCGCCAGCCCCTCAAAGTCCAGAGTTAGAAATCTTCAATCCATTGGTAGGGTTCTCAGAAAAGGAAAAGACAAAGTAAAGGCAACCCTATATGACATAGGGGATGACTGTACTTATAATTCAAGAAAAAACTACACACTCAATCATTTGATTGAAAGAATTAAAATTTATAATGAAGAAAATTTTAATTATGAAATAATCACTATTCAAATAAAATAATGGAAGAAGACTTTTACGCAACTATCAAACTTAAATCTGGTGAAGAAATATTTGCCAAGATAAACTATGATGAAGATCATGACAGATGTTTTTTAATTTTAGATAATCCAATTACTATTGAAAGAATTAAAACCAGGTCTGCTTCTGGTTATAAAGTAGAACCTTGGATAAAAACTAGTAAAGAAGAACTCTTTGTTATTAATATGGATGATGTAATGACTCTAAGTGAATCCAAAGATTTAGAGACAATTTCTATGCATCAAACATTCTCTATGCAACAAAATAGTTACTATGAAAAGAAAACTAAGTTAGATAGAAAAATGGGATATATATCTACTATCAGTGAAGCAAAAAAGTCACTTGAGAAACTCTTTAAAGATAATTAAGTATACCCTAACCTTGAAACCCCACAGAGTTATTCTACTGTTATTTTAACACCTTGTCAACTATTGTGTTGAATGCTATAATTAATACATAATAGATAGTAAAGATATGACACCTGCAAGAATTATGGGTAGACGTAAAAGATCTGAACACTATGTCAATAACAAAGAGTTTCTTGCAGCTCTAATTAAACTTAGAGAAGATAGGGAGATAGCAGAAATTCAAGGTAAAGAGAAACCTAGAATACCCAGATACATTGGAGAATGTTTCTTGAAGATTGCTACTCATCTATCTTTCAAACCAAACTTTGTAAACTATATGTTTAAGGAGGATATGATATCAGATGGTATTGAGAACTGCGTACAATACATACACAACTTCAACCCTGAAAAGTCTCAAAACCCATTTGCTTATTTCACACAAATTATTCACTACGCGTTTTTACGTAGAATACAGAAGGAGAAGAAGCAATTGGAGATCAAGAATAAAATATTGGAGAAGACAGGATATGAACAGGTATTTGAAAGAGATACCCTTGACGATGGAAACTATAGCGAGTATAATCAAATCAAGGATGCGGTTCATTCTAAGTTACGTAATTAATGAAGGCAGCAATAATTACAGACCAGCACTTTGGAGCAAGAAAAAATTCTAAACTTTTTCATGATTATTTCCTAAAGTTCTATAATGATATTTTCTTTCCTACATTAGAGAAAGAAGGTATCACTACGGTTATTGACATGGGTGATACTTTTGATACAAGAAAGTCAATAGATTTTGGTGCATTAAAATGGGCAAAGAAAAATTATTTTGATAGATTGCAAGAGATGGGCATCACTGTCCATACTATAGTAGGCAATCATACAGCATATTATAAAAATACTAATGATGTAAATGCAGTTGATTTACTACTACGTGAGTATGATAATATAAAAGTATATTCTGAAGTATCATCTATAATGGTAGGTGATTGTAATATTACTCTTGTTCCTTGGATTAACAGTGATAATAAGGAGATGAGTGTAGCACTGATTAATAAGTCAAGATCTCCTATTTGTATGGGACATCTTGAGTTGAATGGATTTAGAGCAACACCAGGTCATATGATGGAACATGGAATGGAGAAGGATATATTTAAGAAATTTAAAAAGACATTCTCTGGACACTATCATTGCAGATCAAATCAAGATAACATTTATTATTTGGGTAATCCATATGAGATGTTTTGGAATGATGTAAATGATGTTAATAGAGGATTTCATTTATTTGATACAGAGACACTAGAACATACTCCAGTCAATAATCCATATAGACTTCATCATATCATTTATTATAATGACAATGATCACCAATTATTTGATGCAAGAGAGTTAGAAAATAAGATAGTAAAGATAGTTGTTAGACATAAGAATGACCAGGTACAATTTGAAAAGTTTATTGATAAGGTGTATAATGCTAATGTAGCAGAACTTAAAATAGTAGAAAATTTTGCTCTGCATGATTCAGCAGAGTTTGAAGCGTTTGAATCTGAAGATACCCTCTCTATCCTTAATAGGTATATTGAGGAGTCAGAGATAGACATTGATAAATCAAGAGTTCAAAAATTCTTACAAGAGGTTTATCAAGAAGCATGTGAGTTGGTTTGATGTTTATTCTCACAGTAGATGGAAAGGAAACTGAGGGAGCATACTCTGTAACTGCTGAAGATGGAGAACAAGTTCTTTATCTTTTTGAGGATGAGGATGATGCCATTAGGTACGCCCTTCTACTAGAAGATCAAGACTATCCAGAAATGCATGTGATAGAAGTTGATGGTAAAGTAGTCATCAAAACATGTGAACTACATGATTATAGGTATTCAATTATTACCAAAAATGACATTGTTATTCCACCACTAATAGAAAATGATTTTATTTGAGAAGATACGTTGGAAAAATTTTCTTTCCACTGGTAATCAATATACTGAAATTGAACTTGATAGCAATTCAACAACTTTGATTGTTGGTACAAATGGTGCAGGTAAGAGCACTGTATTAGATGCTCTAACCTTTAGTCTATTCAATAAACCATTTAGGAAGATTAGTAAGGGACAACTTATCAATACAGTTAATGAAAAGGATTGTAGAGTTGAGGTAGAGTTTTCTATTGCAGAAACTCAATGGAAGGTAGTAAGAGGAATTAAACCAAATCTGTTTGAGATTCATAGAAATGGTATTTGTATGGATCAATTTTCTGCAGTTAATGATCAGCAGAAATGGTTAGAGCAAAATGTAATTAAGATGAACTATAAGTCTTTTACTCAGATTGTAATTCTAGGTAGTAGTAGTTTTGTTCCTTTCATGCAATTGACTGCTACTAATAGAAGGGATGTTATAGAAGATCTTTTGGATATTAAAATATTCTCTTCTATGAATAGTTTGATTAAAGATAAGATGCGTGGTCTTAGAGAAGAGATTAGAACATTAGAATTAAAGAAAGAATCTCTGAATGATAAAGTTAAGATGCAGACTGAGTTTATAACTGAGTTGGAACAGCAAGGTAAGAATAGGATACAAGAAAATAATACTAAAATTAACAATCTATTTGGAGAATCTGATAACTATGTTAAAATAAATGAAGACCTAGAAAACAGTGTTCATGACCTGACAAAGGAACAAGAGAAGGTAACAGGTGCTACAGAAAAACTACGTAAGCTTGGTACTATAAAAGGAACTCTATCTAATAAGGTAGCAACCATTACTAAGAAGCATAAGTTTTTTGAAGAGAATACTGTTTGCCCTACCTGTAAGCAGGAGATTGAAGAATTGATTAGGTTAAATAACATTGGTGATGCTCAAGATAAGATAAAGGAGTTGCAATCTGGTTATCAAGAACTAGAGGAGGCAATTAAAAAAGAGGAGGAGCGAGAGCATCACTTTACAAAACTATCAAAGGAGATTACTACATTAACGCATGGCATTTCTAAAAACAATACTCATATCTCTGGGTGTCAACGACAAATCAGAGATCTGGAATCTGAAATTCAGAAACTTACCGAGCAACTTGCAAACAGAAATACTGAGCATGAGAACTTAGAATCATTCAAAGACAATTTAGGACAAACATATGAGGCATTAGCCTCTAAGAAGGACACTATAAACTATCATGATTTTTCATATAGTTTGCTTAAAGACGGTGGAGTTAAATCTAAAATCATCAAGAAGTATCTTCCATTAATCAATCAGCAGGTCAATAGATATCTGCAGATGATGGACTTCTATATTAATTTTACTCTTGATGAAGAGTTTAATGAAACCGTACAGTCCCCTATTCATGATAACTTCTCTTATGCTTCATTCTCTGAAGGAGAGAAGATGAGAATAGACTTAGCACTTCTTTTCACATGGAGGGAGGTTGCTAGATATAAGAATTCAGTCAATACTAATCTATTGATTATGGATGAGGTGTTTGATAGTTCTCTTGATGGTTTTGGGACAGAAGAGTTTCTTAAAATTATTAGGTTTGTTATCAAGGATGCAAATGTATTTGTTATATCACACAAGACAGGTATGGACGATAGGTTTGGTAATGTGCTAAAATTTGAAAAGATAAAAGGATTTAGTAGGTTGGGATCATGAATACTCAAGAAGAGGTGTGGATACTTAAAAGAGAAGTATCTGAATTGAAAACAGAATTGAATAAATTTAAAAATGCTGTTCTCCTTCTTCCTGAGATAGGAGATAGAGTACAAAAAAATATATGGTTTAACTCATGAAGATATTAATCACTGGACATAAAGGATTCATAGGAAGTTATCTATGGAAAATGATAGAGGAGAGTGGTGTAGATGTAGAATTGAATGGTATAGATTTTCCTGATGATATAGGAGATTTTAATACAGGTGAGATATATGATGTAGTAATTCATCTTGCTGCTTTTGCTGCTCTGAGGGAAAGTTTTGAAGACCCTGATAGATTCTGGGAGAATAATGTAGTCAAGTCTCAACCTATTTTTGATTACTGTAAAGAGTGTGATGTCAGATTATTGTATGCTAGTTCTGCTGGTGCTCATGGGTGGTGGCAGAATCCTTATGCTATAACAAAGAAGGTGAATGAGATACAAGCACCACGTGATAGTGTGGGTATGAGATTCTTTAATGTATGGGCAGAGGAGAATAGCAGACCTGATATGTTATACAGGATGCTTCAGGAGAATACTGCTAAGTATATTACAAGACATAAGAGAGACTATGTACATGTTCATGATATATGCACAGCAATCCTAACTTTAATTCCTAGTCATTTTACAGGACATCTGGATATTGGGTTTGGAGAAGCAATTCCTGTGATGGACATAGCAAAGGCATTGGGTAGGGATCTTCCTATTAAGGAGGACACACCTGGTGAACCAGACAGTTTGTGTGCTGACATAAGGCAGTTGACTGAGTTGGGATGGTATCCTACAATAAATATTGTGGATCATCTTAAAGGTCATGACAGTACCCAACTGGCAACATAACTCAGGGAAACCACCCAAGAGAAAACTTAAACCACAGGCACTACGCCAAGCAAAGGAAAGGCGTGGACAGTTGATAAAGCGTCTACTCACCCACCCAAAAGGTGGGTTTTTTAGTATGATAGGTATATCAAAAGAAAAGTCACATGGCAGTTCAACAAGAAATTAAATCACAACTAGCTAAACTGCTTGCTACTGAAGACTTGGTGGTAGAGCATAAAGATGTCCCTACAGCACAGTTCAATGTGCATACTAGAGAGTTGCTTCTTCCTATGTGGGAAAAGGCAAGTAATCATGTATATGATATGTTGGTTGGTCATGAGGTAGGACATGCACTCTTTACACCTGATGAAGAGATGGGTGTAGAAGTACCTGCACAGTTTTTAAATGTAGTAGAAGATGTAAGAATAGAGAAGTTGATGAAGAGAAAGTATCTTGGTATTGCTAAGACTTTCTATAGAGGATATCATGAGTTGCATGAGAAAGATTTCTTTGAGGTGAAGGATGAAGATATGGATAAACTTAATCTTGCTGATAGGGTTAACCTATATTATAAGGTGGGTACGTTCCTTGATGTTCCTTTTACAGATGCTGAGACTAAGATTGTTGAGTTGATTGGTAAGTGTGAGACTTTCAACCAAGCAAAGGAAGCAGCAAGAATTCTTTATGAGTATTGTAAGGATGAAGTAAATCAAGAACAACAAACACAGAAGAATGAGGAAGAGGGTGATGGTGAGATGGAAATACCTGATAATTCATCAGATCTAGAGACTGAAGAAGTAGATGGTCAAGAAGTTGATGATGAGACACCTGATGCAGAACCTGCTCCACCAGTAGCAGAGGAAGAGAAAGAACCAGAAGTTCAAACTGCTGAGTCATTGGAGAGTCATCTTCAAGATCTAGTAAGAGAGAATGCTGTAGAGAATGTTTATCTTGAAGTTCCTGATTTGGATTTAGATAAGATCATTGCTACTAATGAAGACGTTCATAAAGAGATTGATAAGTCATGGAAACAGCAGACAGACTTTATTCAGGAGCATACAGATAGAAAATCAAATTTATTTGAAGAGGTGGATGCAGAGTACAATCAATTTAAAAGAGATGCTCAAAAAGAAGTATCATATCTTGTAAAAGAGTTTGAGTGTAAGAAAGCTGCTAGTGCATATGCTAGAGCTGCTACTAGTAGAACTGGTGTATTAGATACTGCTAGACTTCATACATATAAGTTCAATGAGGATCTATTCAAGAAAGTAACAGTTCTACCTGATGGTAAGAATCATGGTCTAGTCTTTGTTCTTGACTGGTCTGGTTCAATGTCTAGAGAAATGCTTGATACTGTCAAGCAACTTTATAATCTTATATGGTTCTGTAAGAAAGTATCTATTCCATTTGATGTATATGCTTTTACTAATGAGTGGAAGAGAAGAGAGCAAGATCCTACTGGTCAATGGAATCCAGTAGATAATGAGTTACCATATGAACCTCAAGAATATAACTTTAGAGTTGAAGAAGATTTTTCATTGATGAATCTCTTTACTAGTAATGTAAGAAATAATGAGTTGGAGCATCAATTAAAGAATATATGGAGGATTGCTAGTGTATTTTCTAACTACTATGGTAGCAGATATAGTTATCCTACTAGACTATGCTTATCAGGAACACCATTAAATGAAGCACTCATGTGTCTACATCAAATTCTTCCTAAGTTCCAGAAAGAGAATAATGTAGAGAAGGTACAGTGTATTGTCTTGACTGATGGTGAAGCAAATTCTATGCCTTATCATGTTATGGTAAAGGATTACTTCAATTCTGATGAGTGGAAGATGGGACTAAAGGCTGTTAATGCTTCTAGTTGTTCTTTAAGAGATAGATCCTTAGGTAAGGTCTATAGGTTTGGTTATTCTTGGTGGAACTTTACTGAGGTTCTTATTAATAATCTACAAGACAAGTTTCCTTCATCTAACTTTATAGGTATCAGAGTTCTTCCTGTAAGAGAAGGAAGTAATATCATAAGAAGATATTGTGATGATCCTGTTGACTATGAGAAGTGCCTTAAGGATTGGAGAAAGCTAAAGACCTTTACTATCAAGAGCAGTGGTTATGATGCATACTTTGGTCTTTCATCTAGTGCTCTTGCAGATGATACTGAGTTTGAAGTTAAAGAAGGTGCAACAAAAGGACAGATTAAAACTGCTTTTGTTAAGTCACTAAAGACTAAAAAACTAAATAAAAAGGTGTTAGGAGAATTTGTTTCTTTGGTGGCATGAAGACATTCAATGAATTTTGCTCTCAGTTAGATGAGAGTAGTCTAAGTAGAATCAAGAGTAAATCAGATAAAGGTGGCATTGCTACAATGTCAGCATCTAGAGCTGATAAATCTAAGAAAGAAAATAAGGCAAGAGCAAAGCAGTTAGATAAAGATATTAAGGGTAAGGGTTTACCTGGTGCTACAAAGGTAACTGGTTCATATGTAGAGAAGGGTGATGATGGCAAGGAGAAGAAGGTAAAGGAAAGAAGTCACGTTGTCACTTCTGGTAAGAAGGGTAAAAGAGCTTTCAAAAAAGCAGTTAAGTCACTAGGTAAGAAGTATGGGCAGGATTCAGTATTGACACAAACCAAAAAAACTGGTACACTATCAGCAACACGTAAAGGTGGTTTAGGTAAAAAGAAAAATATTAAATTAGGCAAATTTAAACCACAAGGTAAAAACCCAGAGGGTCAATCACAAATTAAAGGAAAGACTTTTACTTATGGATAAAAAACTTTATGATGACTCCAATTGGAGAGAAGAATCTATACCTTATCATACAGGTAAACAAGCAGAGTTATTGAGACATGGACCTCATAGTCTTGCTCAATCATGGATGATGCAAGCAATGTATGGGCAATGGAAAAAAAGAAATGGTTATGATAAGTTGGACCCTAAAGAAAATGAAGGTCAATTGCAGTCATCTATAAAGGAATTTTTTCGACGACAAAAAGATCAAGGAATATGAATGCGTCTGTAGCTCAGTGGATTAGAGCATCTGACTACGGATCAGAGGGTCGAGAGTTCAAATCTTTCCAGACGCGTGACATGCGAGTGTAGTTTAGTGGTAAAACCTCAGACTTCCAATCTGATGATGAGAGTTCGATTCTCTCCATTCGCTCTATGACAGTAAACAAAGTGGCACAGTGGGGGTTTAAAGACCCCTTTTTTGTTCTATAATATGATTATAGAAATGAAATCCACTACATTATGTTTGAAATTAAAATGACAGAAAAAGAAATTGTTGATGGGTTAAGAAGCAACTATGGTAAAGAGTTCACTGCTCCTGATGTGCGTGGATTCTGTGCTGCTAATGACATTGCTTATCAGACTGTCACTAAGAAGATAGAGCAATATAAAGTTGGTAGAGGCAAGTGGAATCTTGAAGTTACTACCAAAGCAGTACAAAATATAGAGAAGTCATTCAGTGCTCCTGCTGTAGAACCTACTGTGCAACAGAATCTAATTCCTGGTCAAGATGATGCTTTTGTTAAGTTTGGTCCTTTTAATGATGTAAAGGCTATCCTTAAGTCTAAGCAGTTCTATCCTACATTCATTACAGGTCTATCAGGTAATGGTAAGACTTTTGGTGTAGAGCAAGCATGTGCTCAACTAGGTAGAGAGTTGATTAGAGTTAATATTACTATAGAGACTGATGAAGATGATTTGATTGGTGGATTTAGGTTGGTTGATGGTGCTACTGTATGGCACAATGGTCCTGTTATTGAAGCATTGGAAAGAGGTGCAGTTCTATTATTAGATGAAGTTGACCTTGCATCTAATAAGATACTTTGCTTGCAACCAGTGCTAGAAGGTAAGGGATTGTTCCTTAAAAAGATTGGTAAGTTTGTTCAACCAGCAGCAGGTTTTAATATTGTTGCTACTGCTAATACTAAAGGTAAAGGATCTGATGATGGTAGATTCATTGGTACAAATGTATTGAATGAAGCATTCCTTGAAAGATTCTGTGTGACCTTTGAGCAAGACTATGCATCACCAGCAATAGAGACTAAAATTCTTAGATTACATTCTGCTAGTGTTGGATGTCATGATGATAAGTACATCAAGCATCTTGTAGACTGGGCAGACATTATAAGAAGAACATTCTATGATGGTGGTATTGATGAGGTAATCTCAACTAGAAGATTAGTTCATATCATCAGAGCATACAGTATCTTTGGTGATAAGTTGAAAGCAATCAAGGTATGTACTAATAGATTTGATGATGAAACAAAGCAAGCATTTCTTGAATTATATGATAAAGTAGATGCTGATGTAGACATTGACAAAGTGGAGGATTGATGTTATGGTTAATGCATGGAGCTTACTTTATGATGAGTTGAATGGAACTATGGATGAAAACTTTCCAGTGAAGAAGAAAGAACCTGATGATACTGTAGTTATCAGTACAGGTTCTACAGCATCAATGGGTGATTTTGTTGCCTTTAATGTTGATGATAAAATTGAAAATATTACTATTGATACTAGTAATTTTGATACTTTAGATTTTAGTACACTGGAATTACCTGATGGTATGAGTGTCAACTATGATATGAACCCAGATCTATCTTATATGGAACCTGGTACACAACTCAAAACAGATGCTGATGCAGTTTATACTAATACTTGGCCACATGCTGAGACTTTGAATATTAAGATGCCAGATGATTATCCTCAAGAATTTACTACACTTTCTGATAATGATGATGCAATAGCACATCATGTAACTACACCAACACCTGGTATACAGAAAGATTGTACTAGAAAGTATAAAGAAGATGAGTCCATCAAAGCTCTTCAGGATTATATTTCTACCACTTATGGTGGACACTATACTTCTGACAATAATAATGTCCAGACACTTGATCTTATTGAGTCAGTAGGAGATGCAGAATCATTCTGTAGATCAAATGCTATCAAGTACCTTAGTAGGTATGACAAGAAGGGACAAGCAAAACGTGATATATTAAAAGCACTACACTATTCACTCCTACTTTATCACTTCAGTGGGCAATTAAATGAAACTCCGACCCGTGGTTATGAAACTTTCTGATAATACACTATCACTTCTCAAAAACTTTTCTACAATTAATCAGTCTATTCTGTTTAAGCAGGGAAGTAAACTTCGCACTATAAGTGTGATGAAGAATATTCTTGCAGAAGCAACAGTAGATGAGGAGTTGCCAAAAGACTTTGGTATCTATGATCTAAACCAATTTCTGAATGGGTTGGGATTACATCAGAGTCCAGAGTTAGACTTTGAAAATGATGGTCATGTGGTCATCAAGGAAGGCAAGATGAGATCTAAGTATTTCTTTGCTGATCCTAATGTAATTATCACTCCACCAGATAAAGAGATTACTCTTCCTACTGAGGATGTTAGTTTTGAGTTAAGTACTCAGCAGTTAGATAAGTTGCTTAAGGCAGCAGGTATCTACCAACTACCTGATCTAGCAGTCATAGGTGAAGCAGGTGTGGTTAAGTTATTAGTAAGAGATAAGAAGAATGATACATCAAATACTTTTGCTGTAACAGTAGGAGAGACTGATAAGGTATTTTCTTTTAACTTTAAGATTGAGAATATTAAGATTCTACCAGGCACTTATGAAGTGGTTGTGTCACAAAAATTACTGTCTAAATTTACCAACAAGGACTGTGATTTGCGTTATTATATAGCTCTAGAACCTGATTCAACCTTTGGATAATGAGCAGAGAAATTCCTACTGAGGAGTACATGCAAGATGGATGGGACAGTGGACCTATTGGTTGCCATCCATACAAAAGGGGAAGTAGACACAATAAAATAGGAATGTGGATTATGTACATTTTCTATGGCATTGTTCTTATACAAGTGGTACATGCAATGACAGTGATACCATTTTTTCCTATTACTTTTTCTATATTATTAGGTCTATCTTTTATTTGTTATGTTGCTTGGAGGGCAAGTTGAGACTGACACAAGAAGTGATTGATAAAATCCAAATAGCAATGAACCATACTAAAATGAATGGTGAGACTAATTGGAAAGATGGAGATGAAATAGATGTGTGTTTGGGAGGAACCTTTGCAGGAGACAAATTTATTAGTATAATAAACAGGACAAGAAGTAATACTACTAAAAAATGAATATCTTTGTCACTAGTCCAGACCCTGTAGAATCTGCTCAATGCTTACCTGATAAGCATGTGGTTAAGATGCCATTAGAAACATGCCAAATGCTTTCTATTGTTGCATCCAAAGAGTGGGGTCATAACTTTGGTCTGTTGCCTAAGAAAGCTGGTGGTTTCTATGCTACTGAGAAAGGTGCATTCAGAAATCATCCTTGCACTCTATGGGCGCAGAATAATTTTCGTTGGTTGATATCACATGGTCTTGCACTATGTGAAGAGTATACTCATAGATATGGTAAGGTGCATAGTTGTGAGTATACATTGAAGTATGCAGACAATCTATTTCCAGATTGCCCACCTCCTACATCCTTTACCAGAGCAATGCCTGATGAGTATAAACATGACACAAGCATTGACACTTTTACTGCTTACAAAAATTACATTAGCAGCAAACC